CATTTTCTTCATCGGCTTCTTCTTCATCTTCATTTTCGTCATCGGAAACTTCCTCGGAGTCTCCTTCTTCTCCATCTTCTCCGTCTCCTGCATTATCGGGAACTTCATCGCCATCATCATCTCCATTCAAAATATCTTTATCTGTTGGTCCGATTGGTTCAACATCACCTACAGAACCAGCAGAAGGCATACCAGTAACATCGTTCGGGGAATAGAAAACATTGAAGTGCTTAAACATTATCCACCTAATCCTGTTGAAAGCGTTGGAGGTTCTTGACCTTGAGGTGTTTCATTGGGAGTTTGTGTCCTCATTTGCAACATCATCTGATGTGCTTTCCAATGTAACACTACGTTTTGATAACCACCTGGGTTTTCGTTCTTAGCCTTTTGACCTTTGGAACTGTTTAACCAAACTTTACAAACTTCCATCTCTACCATGTGGTCATCAAACTCTTCAGGAGCAATAGAAGATTCCATTCCTAATGGAGAGTTTGGAGACGGTTGTGGTTGAGCTTCCATGAGTAGAGAAATTTCCCGATACTGTTTGGTTCTATCATTAATACCGGGAATGTAGAGTTCTGGAATACCGAGAGCTTTCTTAACCAACTCGTTATTCTGAGGATGGGTAATAAGAGCCATAACCATTGGGTCTTTAACTTGCATTAAGCCCATTAAGGTATCTTTAATCTGTCCAGAAGAAACTGGTAAAAGTTCAGAGAACTCAGGTTCACAACTACCAACATCTCCACGCTTCAATGCCATATGGTCAACAGTAGTAGACTGATAACCGGCAGCAGTCTTATCTACCATCTTCTCATCATATTCCAATAGATTGGCATACTCTCTAACTGCTTTATCTAATACATCAGCCCACAGGAATGAAGCAATAGTGGAAATAGTGCCAAGCCTTTGAAGAGCCTGATTCTGAGATTTTGTATATTCTGTCGCTGTAGAACTGCCAGGAACGGCACCACCATATACAGTAGGAAAATCGCCAGTAACAAATTCAGCCAGATTCTTATATTTAGCAGTAAGACCTGCAATTTCAGGAGATAAAGTTGCAGTCTTAGTTTCATAGAAGTTATCTCCAATATTCTTACCAGGTTCCTTAAATGCCTGTGTAACATTACCAGGCTTGGCTTGATTATCGGAGTATTTGTTGAAATCAATGGCATCTGAAGCGATAAATAGCTCAGAAATACCATGTTCCATCGTCTGTAATTCAAGTTCATCAATTTCTGCATTAATGTCTTGAATCATCGCAAGATTAGTGCCTAAAGGCTCGGCATGTATAGAAGAAGAACGTGGGTCTAACCCAATCGTCCAATGCTCATCTAGATTTTCACCATTAATTTCAACAGGTTCGTTACCAATATAGATAACATAGCAACCTTCTGGATACTTCTTCTTAATTTGGTCAACAATATCTCTATTTACCGAGTCGGCTTTACCAGTTACTAACTCAAACTGCCAAGGTCTATACCAAACACACTTAACTACTGCTGTATTCTGTGGTTGATTGTTAAGATAGACAGAAGGATAGCGAATAGTAGAGTCTACTGACGTATCAGCAGTAGATGAAGCTACATCTTCTACTAAAGGTTCCTCTCCATTAGGACCAGGAACACAAAAGATAGAGCGAAGTGAAGCTATTGATTGGTCAAACTTGAGAATAAGGAAGCCTACATGCTCTTGAGTACGAGCAGAGTAGGGAACTTTAACGTTTAATACACCAAACGGGTCAATAACAATGCGGGATTTTTCTTTATCTACCTGAATAGGAACAGAAACTTGAACTGTTTGTGGAGTTACTTCTGTAGTAATAGTTTGTCCACAGGACTGGCAGGGAATATTGGAGACTGGCTCCATTCCACCTTCACCAAAATCATAGCCACAAGTAGGGCAAGAATGATTATATGAAGTCTGCTCTTCTAAAGCTGATTCTTCTACTTGATAAAAGCCAAACTTCTTATCTTTCTTAGCATAAGTATAAACAAATGGCGTGCCTTGATTGAAGAAGATAGAGAGAATCTTAATATAGAGCAGCTTAGCTTTGTTATGCTTCTGTATAATCTTAGCTAATGCAGAGAAATTCTCAGATTTATCAATATCGTCAGCATTGTCAGCATCAGTAGGAAAGAAAAGAACAGAAGGTACACCAACGGAAAGAGCAGCAATAATAGACTCACCGTGCGGACGATAGATATTAATAATCCGAGGAGGAACTCCGTCAGCTTCTTTTTCATCCCAATCAGGTATTGCCCAATCAGCGGAAGTATCATCCCAAAATAAAGTTACAATATTATTGAAGTAGAGTTCTAATCTTTTAGCTTTTCTTATCCAAGAGTAATGAACAGCCTCATCTTCTCTCTCACAAAGAGAAAGTAGAGTAGTAAGGACTGCTTTATAATCATCCGGAATAGCTGTAGGTTGCTTGGGTTTCTCTTGTTCAGAACTACCCAAGACCTGCATATCCGTTTGTTCAGTAGCTTGTTCAGTAGGAGGAATCATTCAACTACTACTTTCTCATACTGAGATTCTTCTTTTGTTGGAACGGCGGCATGTTTTTCTCTCATTGCCATTACACGTTCCCTAACTCTAGTATGAATAGATTTGTAACCTCTATTCGATACAAAGTCTGACTCTACTCTTACTCGCTCAGGCTTGTCATCTCTCATCTGAGCTTTTAACTCTGCAATTTCATCTTGAAGGTAAGTAATAAATTCATCTTTAGAGTTAATGATAGCGGCGAAAGCCTCTGCGTCTAAATGATATACTACTCTTTTGGTGGCCCTGCTTGCTTTCCAAGAACTCCATTTTTCTGTAAAAAGAAGTTTGGTCGCCACCAGAAAGTTGACTAAGTGCTTCTTCAGATTTTGCAGCATGTTCTACTTCTCTTGCATGTTGTAATTGATACTCTCTTATACCGGATAGAAGTATTCGAGTGCAATCGTAAGGGTCATCTCCATCAAACTCTTTAACATCTTCTGCCTTCTTACCCTCTTCAGGAGAATCCTCATATACACAAGCCGGTATAGTTTCAATCAGTAATGGACATGTATCGAAAATCTGTAGTTTTGGAAGATTAGTTTCTTCCTTTTCTTTCTCAAACATCTTAACATAATCAACATATGCGGTCTGTCCATATAAACGGAAAATCTTATCAGCATATTCTTTATCAAAATCACCACCATATAACCTAGCCGGATTTTCTTTAGGTTGCCATCTCAAATATTCATGAAGAGTTAGCTTACCGTTTAGTCTGTTCTTTTCTCCTAACTCAATTTGACAGCGGAAGTTATTTTTCCTTAGAGCTTTTGTTAGCTGGTCATAAATAGTAAATGGTTCTCCACGATTCTGGTCTGCTGAATGACAAATTCTAACTTTAGATAAAGCTTCTCTTTCAGCCGGCTCAGTTAAATTGATAAGGTCAGTAAGGTAATCAACAATCTTCTTTTCTTTGAAAGCATACTCTCTATAAATAAATACTCTGCCAGTGGGAGATAAAGCCGCCCAATAGATAACTGTGTAAGCAGCATAGCCCCAATCAATCCCAATGAAGCGAGGCCAGTAAGAAGGTATATCAAACGGTTTAATAACATGGCACGCATTACCAGGCTCATCTGATAATGGTTCAAGCCTGAACTCCTTAAAAACTTGACCTTCGTATGTATCCCAATCGCCATATAATTTTGCCTTTTTCTCAGCCTCTGTCATCGACATTAGCTGCTGAATATACTGAGGATTATTTGCTAATAGAGCCGGGTTATCTTGAATCCTAGCCGGAATAAATAATCTCTTTAATCCTGTCTTTGAGTCTATAAGAATCTTATATCCTTCTTTGAACGGTTTAACAAATCTGTTCTTAAAGTAAGCGTGTCCTACGTTTCCTGGATTAGTCCCGCTTCTTGCTATTGCTGGTAAATCGGCACATCTAGAACGAAGCCGGGACATAACAAGATAGCTGTACTGAAACTCGGTAAAGTGTGTTGCTTCATCATAAGAAATGAGATTGTATTGGTCAGAGTCGAACTTACGAATATCATCTTCTTTGTCTGCGCCGCCGTAGTATTGGACTGCTCCCGATGGAAATGTCCATTTCTTTTTAGTTTCATTGAATACTGCTCCTAATGATGGATATATCTCTTTAGAACGTGATATTAATTCTGTTTCTAATTGCTTCAGATTCCGTCGAAGAATGATACCTTTGTAAAGCGGATGCTCGTGAAACTGATATATAAGTGGAAGCCATATAATTAATTCTGTCTTTCCGGCTCCTGCTGCTCCACCGTAGAGAGCTTCCTTCACGCTCCAGGGAATAGCAATAAAATCACTCTGTTTCTTTGTCGGCGTAAACTCCCGCTCGACAACCGAATTGACTTGGATGCTGCTAGTCTGCATTTAGTTCAAGAGCGTGCCATTAGGTTGGCACTCTTACCTGGCTCCGTCACTATCGAGGCCGCCCGGAACCTAGCTTCTTCAGTCATCCGATTACTCAACCGCTTTACTGCTTGAGTCTGCACGAGTGGCTTATGCGCTTCGCGCAACTTGCTTAGACCTAAACCTCGCCCGCGCTCACGCGCGTAAAGCAGCCCGAGAATTAGGTCTATAGCAACCCATACAATAAACCCATTTACCAATCCACCTAACATTTATTCCAGTAACAGGACCATGTAGTGAACAGACTTTAGTTCCACCTACAACAGTAATGTTGCCTTTATGTCTATGTGGATTGCTTACTGCTCTGTGCTTTACCCATTGAGATATAACTTCCTTGATTTGTTCTTTCCTTCTATTGCCCATCAAGGAATAGAGAGTGAACATCCAACCAATAGCCAGAGACCCTTGAGCTACAGCTTTGTATGCTGTGCTGTGCTCAGGGTCTGGCATATTGATTGTCATGACTTTAGAAGTGCATCCTAAAGCCTTATGCGCTCTCTCTACAATATCAAGGTCAGTCATTTTCAGCTGGATTACTGGGCCACCATTGTAAAAACCAAAGCTGCCCTCACCTTCTAATAGTCCAGCTAGCCAAATAATATCTCTCAACTTTCTATCCACTTTAACTCCTTACGCGGGCTCTAAATGCCACTGCACGTTGAGTTTCCCAATATACCCGTCAGTTCCTTTAAGCAAGACACTAATAACCTTATCTGCTTGGGACGGAATATAGAGATTCAATACTCCTGTGAAGTCTGGAATGTCAGCACTCCACTTTAACTTATCACCAACCATAATATCAATACCGCCTCTGACTGGTTTAGCTAAAGTGGTTCCTGATGTTACAGCTAGATAAGAATACTGGATTGCATCCAATACCCAGACTCTATCTCCACTCTCTTCTGGCTCCTGACCAATACCAACATCTTCTCCTACTAAACCAGAAGCATGGTCAGTATTGACTGCCCTATGAGTAATAGGGGTTCCTTCGCCGATTAGTTTAGTAAGCATTTTATTATCTCTTTGAAGAAACCCCTACTACCAATTAGGGATTAGCTAAAGCACGGTGTTCGTTGAGCATTCCCCAATAAGCGTGGCCTGGAGGAATAGCACTCTCAGAACCAAATTCAGTGAGAATGTCACTAATACCCTTAAAGGACTCAGCCAGCTTTGCTTTTCGTTCTTCAGCAGCTTTAGTCTGAGCTTCAAGAGAAACAGGAGGATTCAAAGTCTGAAACATTCTAACTTCGCTAGCCGGCTTCTCTGATTGCATAGCTGGCTGATTAGCTGGATTAGATGGATTGAGTGGCCGGGTGATTGGAGAAAGAGGATTGTTAGGATTAGCTAGCTGGGTTGGGTCATTCTCTTTTGGAGAACCTTCTAATGGTCCAAAACCCGGCCGGACTAAGTTAATATCAATGGCACCATCTGGAATAGTATTTTCTACTTCCTTTGGCGGTGGAGGTAGAATAGTTCCTGCTAAAGTTGGCTTTGTCTGGACTGCTTCTACTTTAGGTGTAGGAACAGGCTTTGGATGTGTAGAAGTCTGTGTTGGTTCTGGTTTCTTAAAGTCAGTCATTTCTTTGTCCCCTTTATCTACGATAGGTTCCACTTACTGACAGAGTGTTTAACTGGAAGTCCGATGCTGTAGCTTCTCGAAACAAATTACCATTCACAAGAATCTGAACAGCAAGGAACGGAGAAAACGTTGAGATTGGATAACTAACTGGTGTAGCATCCAATGACAAAAAGAGAGTTGTGCTGGACGTTTGGAAATTAACAATATAAGGTAACGTTGTATTTACCTGGACTAGACCATCTACTGAATTGTTATATCTAACTTTAACTGAAGAAGCATTACCAACTACTCTAAATTCAATAGTATCTTTGCTTACGTTAATTGGCGTTCCAGTTGAGCCTGGGTTATTGCTATAGTAAGTAGAAGATGGTTCAGTTGGTCCAGGAACATAAACTCTAGTACAAGAAGAGATAAGAACAAGAAACACAGCAGTAGCTAGTTTATACATAAATCCTCTTGGTTTTAACTTTGGAAGTTGAGAGAAAGACTTTTTACACGTTTGACTATCTAGCCTTTGTAGACTAAACAGTTACTTAGGTTCTGCTGTTTCTGGCAATTCGTTGTCTGGAACAAGAATCAATCCAACACAAGCCAACCACTTAATCTTAAACCTCTGACCTGGAACTGGAGGCCAAATAGTTGGAGGAGGATTAGTTGGCAATTCGTTAGAAGGAACAGTTGGGTCGAAAGGATAAACTGGAAGCTGAACTGGTCTACCTGGATAAACTGGTAAACCATTGTTAATGTCTCCACCACCCGGTAATCCATTAGAAGGATATACTGGCTGACTTGGTAATGAATTGTCTGGGCTTCCACCACCAACAGAAGGAGGACCATCTAGAAAGGTAATCAAAGCAAACTTGCTGTTCATTCTTTTTCTCCTGTTACTTGACTAATCTATACCGTATAGACTAATCAAAAACTAGACCGTAATGGATTGGTAAGACTTTTCTTCTTTCATGGCAGGAACATTGATAATGATAGCGGTTCGATTACCCTTTCTATCATCACCACCAGAAACTCTATCGAGAATCTTAGACATATCTACAGCAATCTTACTTGCTTCTGGAGCATCTGTAGTATGAAGATTGTTTGCAACGTGACCGATTGCGGCAGCTAGGTTGGATATTAATGCGTCTTTGAGTTTGTCT